TAGATTTCGGTGACGTACTCAGTAGAGACGCCAGCCACCTTCCAGCAGTGGACGTTGCTTGTGCCTGCAGCTGCGAGGTAGTTGCCAGAGTTCAGTTTGTTGGTTGCGTTGATTAGATGAACCGGCCCGTTATCGGCATCAAAGTCTGAGTAGTTCTTTGAAACCTTTGCCACCACAATAAGCTCTTCAGTTTGCAGCCCCTCGTAGTAGTCAAACGCAGAGTTTGTCAGCGGGCGTCGAGTCGTGCCGTCCCAGTAGTAGAGCGCCGCCACCTGGCTTGGCTTTGACTCAAAGCTCCACTCCGCAGCGCGGGACGTTGGGGATAGCAGTTCGTTGGCGGAAACCACGCCATACTCAGCCACAGCAAGAACGTGGTACGGCGAATCTGAGTAGCGTTCAGTGACGGTTACCTTGCGAAGGCCGAAGTATGGGTTGGCGAGATGAGGGTACTGAGTTCCGTAGTTGTTTATGCTCAGCGCATTAATGACATCGCTGTGCGTGGTTGGGTTGTTTTGCAGCGTGTCATCAGTCAGCGTCACAGCCCAGGTGCGGACGGCCTTCGGGGAGCCACCTAGCTCGTTCTCAAAAGTGCTAGCAAGCTCGTGGTATGACGCAACGCCCATCAGTTAAGCCTTGCAGCACCGACGATTGCGACGGGCTGGTTAAAGTAGTTGCTCGCCGCTTGGCCGATGCCAAGTGCCACCCGCTCAAGAAGCTTTGTCTGAAGCCTTGCCTGAATCAGTGCGGGGTCTTGGGCCTGAGCCGCTGTCTGCAGCACTAGGTTTGCCCCCTCAACGCTTCGCACGTCGGCCACGTTGATCGACTGTTGGCCAAGCGTGTTGAGTTTGCGAAGTCGCTCTTCCTGCCGCTTCGCTTCGGCCTCGGCGGCCTTACGCTGCTCCTCAAAGATGCGGGCCTGCTCCTGGGCGTACTGCTGCTGGGCCTGCTGCTGCTGTTGCTGGTACGCCTGGACTGCGGCCTGCTGCTGTTTGTCGTACTGCTGCTGGCTCTCAATGAGTTGCTGTTGAGTCTGTAGCTGCCTCTCTCGTCCGTTTGAAATATCTTGCTCAACAGCAAGTGCATCCTTTAGCAAGTCAATCCGCTGAACGGCAGCCCGAGCGGAGTTCATATCGTTCTGCTCACGGGCAGCCTCAAGCGATTGCCGCTCAAGAGCAATCCGCTGCTCAATCGCTTCAATATTGAATGCGGCCTGCTGGCGGCGTGCAGCTGCTTGCTCAGCGCCGGCAACTTCCGCCTGCGTTCTTCGGGCAATGAATTCATTTACACGCTGGTTCGCGTCAACCTCTAGCTGAAACGCTGCGGCCTTTGCTTCCTGCTCTGCGCGCTTCAGCTGCTCAATCTGTGCCAGCCGCTCCTCGAAGATGCTTCGCTGTCTGCTGATCTCCTTTTCGTACACGTCGCTCGAAAGAATGATGCCGTCCCTGGCTTGCTGCTGAGCAAGTGCCACGCCTTCCTGTAACTTCTGCGCCGCTTCGGCACCGGCGTTGCCAAACTCGCCAGCCTTATCAATCAATCCCGAAATGCTTTCGGCGGTGTTGTTGAATGCTGCAGAGAAGCCATCTGAAAAACCTTGGCTGATAGCCTGCGACTGGTCTTCAAGCTTGGTTCGCAGTTGATCCAACTGGGCCAAGCGTGACGCAGCAGCGTCTGCCGAAGCCTTGTCCCCTGCGGCTCTCGCGGCTGCCAGCTTTTTCTCCGCTTCCTCCTGTTGGGCAATCGCAAGGCTGATGTCTGCCTGCACCTTCGCCGCAGAATCGTTAGGATTCAGAAGCTCTTCAATCCGCTTCTTGTCATCTTCCGCCTTTTTCTTCGCCTCGTCTGCAGCCTTCTTGGTTGCATCCGCCACCTTCTCAATCGCTTTGATCTGCTTTTCGTACTCGGCCGTGGCATTGGCGACGCCTCGAGCGTACTGCTCGGCGTTGTAGTTCTCTTCCTTGGCCTGCTCTTTCAAGTCTGCGAGAGCCTGCTGGAACTGATAGGCAGCGTCAAAGCCAGCCTGCCCAAACTCACCGGCCTTGTTGATTGCGGAGTTGAGAGCGTCGTTTCCTGACTCAATCGCTTTCGTGAGTTCCTCGAGTGCCTTTGTGTCCACTTCGACTTCGGCCCGAAACTCCTTGGCGTTTCCGGCAGCCTTGATCGAAGTGAAGCCAAATGAGTCAAGGTATTCGTTGATAGCGCCGAACACGCCGCCAAACTTGGCGAACGCCGCGCCAAGCGTGTCAAGTATTGGCGTCAGGACTGTGCCGATAGCCTGGGCCAGCCGGGTGACAGTTCCTATGAAGTCTGCGAAGAGATTTGATGCTCCCTCAACGGCACCAGCAAAAGGCAAAACGATTGACTGCCCAAGGCCGCCAAGAGAAGTTTTTACGTTGTCAAAGGCGCTGCCAAGAGAACTGATGCGATTCAAGTCAACTTCGCTGATCGCTGCGGCGAATCGCTTCAGGGCAACTTCGCTTTCGCCGATGGCGTTGAATCCAGGCAGCAGCGTCAGCCCAGCCTTTCCAAGCGTCTCTGTCGCAAGCGCCGCCCGCCGTGCCGGGTCTTCTATCTGCTGCAGTGCTGCTGCCGTTTGCTGAGCCAGAGTTGCCGGGTCTAGCGTCGCAAGTTGCTCCTGCGAGATCCCGAGCTCACGGAATGCGTCGGCGGCCTTGCCGGTGCCGCTGCGAGCCTCATTGATGTTCACGGCCAGTTTTTGGATGCCAGCCGCCAGGGCATCAATTGAAACCCCGCTTCGTCTCGCTGCCTCGTCAAGAATCTGAATCGTCTGGAAGTCAGTGCCAAGTTGAATAGCCGTATTCCCCAGCTGCTCAACGCGGCCCTCAAGGTCTGCAAGCCCGCGAGTGATTGCCGTGGCAGCAGCACCAAACGCAGCAAACGAAGCGATGCCGATATTTAGCGGAGATGCCAGGGCAGACAACTGAGAGCCAAGGCTGGAAAGCCCTGTCTTTAGGCCACCTGAGAAGACTCTGCTAAGCCCTTCCGACGCGCTGGATAGCCCAGAGAATCTGCCAGCGATATTGCCGAGCGGGCCAGGAAGCGCAGCAAGGATGCCGCTGATCTCGTTAAACTTCAGCCCACTTTCAGCAGCCTTTTTGACAGATTTTCCAAAGCCATCGGCAGCGGCCGTTGCCTTGTTAAAAATCGCATTCTGCCTTTCAAGCTCAACGTCAAACTGCTTTTTTGTCAGAAGCCCTTTTCGCTCTAGGTCAATGGCTTCATCAATTGCGTCGTTGAATATCTGTTGCGATGTACGTCCAGCCGCGATGATTGCCGCCGCCTTTGCCGTTTCCTGCGCCCGCAGCCTCTGTGCTGCAGCTGAGTCTTCCGCTAACCGCTTTTCAACGGCTGCGATTTGCTCAAGCGCGGCCTTTTCTTTGGCAGCGTCTGCTTCTCGTTCAGCAGCAAGCTGACGCCTTAACTCAAGGCCATCGCGCTCTAGTTGGGCCGCAAGGCCGCTAAACTCAAAACGAGCACGAGCGGCGGCCTCTTCAGAGATGCCGTTAGCAGTAATGATCTGGTTAAGCTCTTCGAGCTGCCTAGCTCGGCGTTCCTCGTCAGTAAGGAACTGCTCAGTAATCTGTCGGCCGCGTTCTAGCAGTCGCAGCCTTTCTTCTTCAGCCTTTGCAGCAGCTGCATTCGCTCCGCTCGATTCAGCAACAGCCCGTGCGTACTGCTCCTCGTCAAGGGCACCCAACGCAACAAGCTCGCTGAGCCTGGCGAGCGTCTCGGCGCGAATCTCTTCCTCTGTTCTGTTTTGCTCAATTACCTTTGCGGCTTCAGAGAATGCGTCAGCGGTGTTTCGCACTTCCTGCTGCAGGGCCGCGTACTGATCGGCGTAGGCCTGGGCGTTCAGTCCACCTTTAAGCTGCTCAGCCAACGCCGCAAACTTGTCATTCAGAGTCGCCTGTGCAGCCGATGCCGCCTCGCTGTTCTTGGCGAACTCGTCAAAAACAGACGTGGCCTTGCTCGCCTGCTTGGCCAGATTTTCAAGTGCCCGCTCAGCCGGCGTCAGGTTCTTCACCACGCCAGAGGCGTCAGCGTTTACCTTGAGCGCGAGTGAGAGGATGGTGGCCATGGCTTACTCGGGGAACGCCAGGAGCTTTTGCAACTCCCGCTTCATATCGTCTGCGTGCTGGGGTGGTTTCTCAATCGGGTTGAAATCGTCTGCTTTCGGTGCCTTGCCTTGCTGGGAGTACGGTGCAAGCACAGCACTCGTCAGCAGGCCCGTCTGCCGCCATGGATCAGGAAGAGCGTGGTAGTAGCGAGTGAACGCAATCCACTCCGTGAGCTCCTGCGAATCCATGCGGCGAGACAGTTCCCTCACCGTCATTCCCAAGTGCCCCGCCAGACGAAACAGGAAACGCCTCGTCGGGCGGACGCTTAGTTTTTTGCGAGTTCCTCCACGTCAGTCTCGGTCATGTTGTTGTGCTTGAGCGCCTTCTCGAAGAGCTTGGACACGATGGCCGCTGACTTCTTCGCCAGCTGCTCAATGCCAGCCTCGTCAAAGAGACGCTCGCCACTCTCGGGATGGCACAGGCAGCGGGCCAGATACTTCGTTCTGAAGTTGTCGATACCCGTCTCCTTCTTGCCCACCCACTCCTTCTCGTAGCTGTCCCGCTCTTCCACGGTCATGACTCGCACGCCAAGCACAAGCGGCTTGCCGTCACCGCCTTTCCACTCACGCACTGTCACTTTGAGAACGGGCAGATCGTCAGCCGCAAGAATCTGGGCAGCAAGTTCTGAAACGCTCAGCATGGTTCCTCCTAGCCTTGGACTCGTAGCGTGACTGCGTACCGCGTCACGTCATTGACCACGCCAGCCATGGTGAACTTCTCAAGCACTGCCTTGCCCGAGTAAGCGAGCCCGCCACCAGCAATGGTGACTAGCGAGCGCTTGCCGTAGTTGGCCGTGGAGATGTTCGCCGTGGTTAGGCACTTCATCTCTATAGTGCCAATGTCAAGCGTCCACGTACTGGCGCGAGCCAATGGAAGAGCGCCGCCGTGAGTTACGGTCAGTTCCGTAACCTCACCGAAGTTCACGCTGTTCCACGTAGCCGTAACGCCCGCTGAGTAGCCAGCCATGACGGGCCTCCGTCACGGACTAGCTACGGGCAATACGGATGGTGGCCTGGCCTCGGATCGCGTCCTGCGTCGCCAGCGTGAGCGTGGACGAGTTGACGGTGCCAGCACGGCTCAGAAGCGACGTACCGCCAACCGTGATGGCCAGGGTGCCAGTTTCCTTGTCAGCAATGATCGTCTTGCCGATGTAGTCAAACTGAACGGTCTGCCCGGTGTCGCCAGAGGCAGCGCCGGCCAGCGGCAGGTCAAGCGTCTTGGCAGTCTCGCCAGCCGTCTGGCCAAGGTGCGAAACGGAAATCTTGTCCTCGGTAGCAGTCGGGTCCGTCATGCTGACGACGACGTTGGTGACGGTGTACGTCGTGCTCTTCCACGTAAGGACTGTGCCCGAGCCATCATGCGGAGTTTCAAAGGCCATCTGCTAAGTCTCCTGCCAGAGGATTGAGAAAGATTGCGTCACCTGATAAACGGGCGGTAAGTCACCGCCAGCGAGTTGTACGAAGCCGTCAGACTCGGTTTCGAGGCTCACGTTTCGAACGCTTACGTAGTCTGTCACCTGCCCGCCCCATCCATCCAGAACTGAACGGATTCTGTCGGCGGCCTCGCGGGCCTCTTCGTACGTGGTCGAGAACACGTCCACAGCCAACTGAACAGACGTGGCACCTGTCGGGCCTGAGAGCC